CGTTCACCAATGCGGGGTCGGACATCTTTAAGGAAGAATGGATTAAGTATGGGGAAGAGCCTCAATATGGGAGCTACTACATTGCTGTTGACCTTGCGGGTTTTGAAGAAGTTGCCAAACAAGCGGCTAATGCCAAGAAGAGGCTAGATGAGACTGCTATCTCTATCGTGAAGGTTACAGACGATGGGAAGTGGTTTGTTGAGAAGATTCTGCACGGTAGATGGGACATCCGAGAGACAGCCTCTAAGATACTATTGGCGATGAGGGACTACAAACCTTTAAGTGTGGGGATAGAGAGGGGGGCGTTAAAGAACGCTGTTTTGCCCTATTTAAGTGATCTAATGCGAAAGAACAACACCTATGCCCATATCGTAGATTTGACCCATGGGAACAGAAAAAAGGCAGATAGGATCATTTGGTCATTGCAAGGAAGGTTCGAGCATGGCAGAATTGTGTTAAATTCCGAGGAAGAGTGGGATGAGTTCGTAGATCAGTTGATTCTGTTTCCCGCCCAAGGGGTACACGATGATCTACCAGACTCTCTTAGTTACATTGACCAACTGGCTGTTACATCTTACATGGAAGAGGATGACAGTGAGGATTGGCAACCGATAGATATTATTTCAGGGGTCTAATATGGATCAAAACGAGTTTGACGAGCCAAGTGATTCCGACAAGGAAATAGTTAACTTTGTTGTTAACCATTGTGATCGTTGGAGAGATTGGAGAGATGTCAACTTTCTTGATGATTACCTAGAATACGAGCGTATTTTTCGTGGTGAGTGGGCATCAGAAGATAAAACACGAGAATCAGAGCGTTCAAGAATCGTCACTCCCGCTACCCAACAAGCCGTAGAGACTCGCCATGCTGAGATCATGGAAGCTATCTTTGGTCAAGGCGATTTCTTTGACATTGAAGACGACCTAAAAGATGTAAACGGCAATCCATTGGATGTTGAGATGCTAAAAGCTCAACTGATGGAAGACTTCAAAGTAGACAAAATCCGTAAATCCATTGACCAGATTGAGTTGATGGCAGAAATCTACGGTACGGGTATCGGTGAGATTGTTGTTAAGACAGAAAAGGTGTTTGAACCTAGTACACAACCGATTCCTGGTCAAACTGGACAAGCCGCCATTGGTGTTGTTGAGAAAAACCGCATTGCTGTCAAGATTGTTCCTATCAATCCCAAGAACTTCTTGTTTGATCCAAATGGAACATCTATTGATGATTGTTTGGGTGTGGCAATTGAGAAGTATGTCTCGATTCACAAGATTGTTAAAGGTCAAGAAGATGGCATTTATCGCAAGGTAAAGGTCGGCACTGACTCGATGGACACAGATTTAGAGCCTACTCAAGAAGTTTCTCAGTATGAAGACGACAAGGTAAAACTTCTGACTTATTACGGCTTAGTTCCTCGTGAGTACCTTGAACAATTGGAAGACGAAGATGGTGAAGTTGAGGATCTTTTCCCTGAAGACTCTGTTCAGGACGAGTATTCTGACTTGGTAGAGGCAATTATTGTGATTGCCAATGATGGGGTGCTTCTCAAGGCTGAAAAGAACCCATACATGATGAAAGATCGTCCTGTTATCTCTTACCAAGATGACACTGTGCCGAATAGATTGCTCGGTCGTGGTACTGTAGAGAAGTCCTACAACATGCAAAAGGCGATAGATGCTCAAGTACGAAGCCATCTAGACTCTTTAGCGTTGACTACCTCTCCTATGATGGGATTGGATGCTTCTCGCCTTCCTAGAGGTGCTAAGTTTGAGGTAAAGCCAGGAAAAGCATTCTTGGTCAACGGCAATCCCGCTGAAATTCTCTATCCCTTCAAGTTTGGTGAGACAAGCCTTAACAATCTGTCTACTGCCAAAGACTTTGAGAGAATGTTGCTCCAAGCTACGGGAACAATGGACTCTCAAGGCATGGTTTCTCAAGGAAACCGTGATGGTGCGGGTCTGAGCATGGCAGTGGCTACCATTATCAAGAAATACAAGCGTACCTTGGTCAATTTCCAAGAAGATTTCTTGATTCCGTTCATCCAAAAGGCATCTTTCCGCTATATGCAGTTCGATCCAGAGCGTTATCCTAGTGTTGATATGCGGTTTATTCCCACGGCTACGCTTGGAATCATTGCTCGTGAGTATGAACAACAGCAGTTCATTGGTTTACTCCAGACACTTGGCCCTAATACGCCAGTTCTGCCGTTGATCCTTAAAGGAATCTTGAATAACTCTAGCCTAAGTAACCGTTATGAGTTGATTAAGGCTTTGGATGACATGAGTCAGCCTAATCCTCAAGCGCAAGAGATGCAACAAATGCAAGAGCAGTTGGCTTTGCAAGCGGCACAGGCTCAGATTGCTGTTCAGACGACTCAAGCTGAAGAAAACAAGGCAAATGCTGTCAAGTTGTCTATGGAAACACAGTTGATGCCTCAAGAAGTACAGGCTAAAATGAGTGCATCTTTGACAAAGAATCTACCCAATGAGGACGATGCCAATCAAAGAGAGTTTGACAAACGAGTAAAGATTGCTGATTTGATGCTAAAAGAAGCAGATATTAAGAACAAGTCAAAGATTGTTGAATTGCAGATGGCTGACAAACAAAACAAGATGGCGGGGATGGAAGAAGACTTCCTGAACCAGTTGACTCAGCAATTGACTAACAGACCAACAGGGATTCAGCAATGAATGTCGAATCTCTCGCCAAGGAGTTAATCCTGAAAAACATGACTAATGAGCAGCAGATGGCTGTTCTTGAGTCTGTGAAGCAATCTGTTGCACAAGCCAAAGAGGTGCAAAAGAAGAAGATTGGCGAGAATGTTGACTTGGTTGTCCAAGCTCTAAAGAAGATTGAATCTGACATTCGCTCACGTTTTGACGATGTGGGTAACTCTATTGAAAAGCGGGTCGCCTCAATCAAAGACGGTCGGGACGGTCAAAACGGGTCTGATGGTCGTGATGGCAAGGATGGTCGAGCAGGAAAAGATGGTGCTGTCGGCCCTCGTGGTGCTGATGGCCTAAATGGGATTAACGGCTTAGATGGTGAAGATGGTGTATCTGTTACGGATGCACACATTGACTTTGATGGTAGTTTGATTATCCACTTGTCTAGTGGACGAGTTATCAATGTTGGTGAAGTAGTAGCACCTGATGTCGCAGAAAAGATCAAGATTATCGCTAATGGTGGTGGTACTTCTCAGTATGTTCTTGATACTCTAAGTTCACTACAAGCACAAATTACAGCTATTTCTGGATTTGTCACCTATGAAGGTACTTGGAACGCATCTACAAACACACCATCTCTTGCTTCTAGTGTCGGCACAAAGGGAGAGTACTATGTTGTCTCTACCACTGGCACAACCAACTTAAATGGTATTACTGCTTGGACACAAGGCGATTGGGCTATCTTTAATGGCTCTGTCTGGGAGAAGGTTGATAACACTGATCTGGTAACTTCTGTTGCGGGACGTACTGGTGCTATTACCTTATCAAATACTGACATCAGTGGTTTGGGTACGATGTCTACCCAGAATGCTAGTTCTGTAGCTATTACTGGTGGTACTGCAACACTTACAAGCCTTACAACTGCTACTGTTCAGGCAACAAACTCAGGTGGTTTGAGCCTCAAAAACTCTGCTGGTACGACACAGTTAAGCATGGGTGGTGGCGGTGGAGACAATTTATCTCTGAATGTATCTACAAATATCAATGGAACAAATGCACAAATTGATATTAGCCCAACAGGTACGGGTCATGTTCACATAAAGCCTACAGGCGTTAACTCAATTGAGATTGCGCCTACTTTTGTTGGCGAAATGGACAACATGACAATAGGCTCAATAACACCTAAAAATGGTAGTTTTGTTGATTTAAGCGTAACTGGAACAACAAGTTTTGATGGTAGTCAAGGAACTGTTGGTCAGGTTCTGACATCTGCTGGCACTGGTGCTACACCTACTTGGACTACACCAACAACAGGTACTGTGACATCGGTTACAGGTACTTCTCCAGTTGCATCTAGTGGTGGCACTACTCCCGCTATTAGCTTGGCTTCTGGTTATGGCGATACTCAGAACCCTTATGCTTCTAAGACTGCAAACTATGTCTTAGCCGCCCCTAATGGTTCTTCTGGAGTGCCTACTTTCAGGGCAGTGGTTGCGGCTGACATCCCTACGCTTAACCAAAATACAACGGGTACTGCTTCTAACGTCACAGGAACTGTTGCGATAGCCAATGGTGGCTCTGGTCAGATTACGGCTCAGTTGGCAATCAATGCATTTGCGGGTGCTGTTACCAGTGGTTCATATTTAAGAGGCAATGGCACGAACGTTGTTATGAACACAATTCAAGTAGCTGATGTGCCTACCTTGAATCAGAACACAACTGGTACTGCCGCATCAACTCCTAAACTTCTTACTACCAACTTCACGATTGAGGAGAGTGGTGGTAAGTTGCTTTTTAAGTATGGGGCAACGACAATTGCTTCTATGTCTTCAACTGGTGTTATTACATCTGCAACAAACATCGTATCTAACGGAACACCGTAAAGGAAAATCATGGCACAAATTACACTTAATTCAACAGGCGTTGCTAGTAGCGGTAGTCTTGTTTTACAAAGCAACGGAACGACTACTGCCGTTACTGTTAGCACAGGTCAAGTAGCAACATTTGCAAATGACGCTGTAGTTAATGGCTTAACAGTAGGTCGTGGTGCAAGTGCTGTGGCTACCAATACTGCGGTGGGTGCTAGTGCTTTGGCGGCGAATACTACTGGTGATTCTTTGACAGCCATCGGGTCTGGTGCGTTAGGGGCGAATACAACAGG